ATGCCGCTGTTTGACAGCCTTATCTATCTGGAAGCTGGCAATCCGCAGGTCAATCAGTACCTTGCCAACCTCAGCCTCAATGATGTGCCCGATGCCGGGCTGGTTTACGAACTGGCGGTTGATTGGCTGCTGGAGCAGCGCAACAGCGAAAACAACTACAAAACCTATCGCAGCGAACTGACCACTTTTTTACACTGGTGCTTTCGCGAGGCAGCCATCAGCCCGAAAGATCTCACTCGCCGGATCATGATCCGCTATCTCGACTACTGTCAGTCCCCCCCTGACGAGTTGATCGCCTATCGCAACGTAGCGCAATTTGTCCTCGACAAGGAGTGGGGGGAGCGGTTGCCTAATCCGCAATGGCGACCGTTTCTCGGCAAGCGGGAGCTGGGCCGCTCCTTGCCCTACCGTCTTAGCGAGCAGGCGATGAAGACCAAGCTCGCCATCCTGTCGGCCTTCTTCCAGTTCCTGATCCAGGAGGAGTACATGGACAGGAATCCAGCTCTGCTACTGCAGCGGGTCAAACGCCCGCAACAGCAGGAGGCCGATGATCAGGTGCATGCCTTCAGCGAGTTGCAGTGGTCATACGTGATGCAGGCCGCCGACACCCTTGCCAACGACCATCCGGAGCAACACGAGCGCAGCCGTTTTCTCACCATTCTGATGTACGCCTGCTATCTGCGGATCTCTGAGGTTGCAGCCCGGCCGGGCTTTACCCCTGTGATGGGGCAGTTCAGGCGGGATCGCAAAACCGGCGTCTGGGGCTACTTTATTCCGCAAAGCAAGGGGGGCAAACGGCGTACCGTAGCGGTATCACAAGCGCTGCTGGCGGCACTCGAACGCTACCGCCGTTTCCTCGGTCTCTCTCCCTTGCCGACACCGGATGAACAGACGCCATTGTTCGTTCGCCATAAAGCGGCAGCCCACGGCCGCGAGCAGGGTGAGCTAAACGCCAACTTGGGAATTCGCCAGCTACGGGATTTGATCATGGTGATCATCGGTAAAGGCGCAGAATTGGCAGAGCAGGATGGATTTGCCCAGGATGCAGCCGAAATGCGGCAACTCTCTCCCCATGCGATCCGCCATACCGGGATCACCCATGACATCAACCTGCATGGGAGACCGCTTTCCCACGTACAGGCCGATGCAGGGCATGACAGCATCGACACCACTTCGAAATACCTGCACACCAGCAACAGTGAACGACATGAGAGCGCCCAGCAAAAGCCGCTGGACCGATTGAACCAACATGTGAGAGATAACGTTCACAAAAGCTAACGAGCAATGTGAACATGACCCTGATTTGTATTGACTGCTCTTAGAACACAGAATGGCTTGTTTGGGGTGTCATAGAAGTTGGCACGGCAATGTTGTACTTCTCTGGATGGCAATCTGTTCAGGAAATATTTTTGGCTCACATGGATGATTCAGAACAGGCACCTTGCCATCTGCGAAATACATATTTATCCCGTAGCAGAGAAGCAAAAAACGAAATTGCTTGCTGAAACAACGAGAACACCCGATGCCGAAAGCCAAGTAACATGCCGGAAGCAGTCATATTCGGTTGAACAGGCCTTGTTATCACACTTGCATATCCAGTCATCATTGGTGATATTGATATCAATATTAACGAGATACCAAGGAGCGGGTATGCAAGTGGCAGTGGTGGAAAAGACCTTCAGGATCGTTGGCAAAGGGTCTCTCATAGCCCAGTTCACCTTTATCTCTTCAGGCACGCTGCATATCTGGTTTCCGGATGTGGGCCTGCAGATGGAGGCCCACTGCAAAGAGTTGCGTATCGAAGATTGCACCATTATCTATACCAATGGCCTCCAACACGGCCAGCCCAGAGCGCTCTGGTCCTTAACCCTCCATCCCGACGATATGAACGAGCTCAAACGCACATTGCAGCAGTTCAACAGCAACCTCTACTTTACCTGCCAGTCACCCACATTGGCCATCGCCAAACGTGCCTTGAATATGAATTGACCCGACTTCCAAAAGAGTCGCAATCATGCCAGCCACAACAATAAGCCGTGAGGATTAAGGGGAGGGGAATCTACCGCGATAGTCGGCATTTTTATGGCTATTTTACAAAAAGGAGTATCAATATTTCCAGAGAGAGACCTCTCAGATATTTCTAAGAATATTCACGGTAATGACGTTGGTTATAACGGTGCCAATCTAACTTAACGCTCCATTGGTGAGGGGGAATCCAGCGCGGCGTACTGATTTAATAGTGGACTCTTGTCTCAAAATGGGACATTTCGGTGATGTGGGGCAGGGTGGTTGACTGTGTTATTCTGTTGTCGCTGCAAGAGCATCTGCAGGAGGAATCAACCAGATATTGTCTTTCTGCTTTGGCCAGTCAGATCGCTGGAGGTCTGTGTGTAGCCTCGATCCTGGTCGATTTCCGAACCTTTAAGCTAAGGAAACGCTGCGGGCTACTGCTTTCAACAAGCCTTGTTATCTCTCACAATAATGCCGATAACCCTATTTATCGGCATCGGCTGAAAAGGTCAGGCATGTCCGAACATCAAAAAGATCCATTGATTCAGCTGCTGGAATTGTCCATGGCAGATATAGAACAGGGGCTCACTTACAGCCTGTCTGAAGCACGGTCAGCTCTTGCTCAGCGTAGTTCTAGATCAGAGCCGTCAAATTCACGTGACTTGAATGGTTTTTTTGATACCGAACCGGCATCCCCAGATTTCCTGACTGAGCGCGAGGATGTCATCACAGTGCGTGGGCCAGACCAGGAAGAAAATCCGTCAGAAGCTGCTCCTGATGAGTAATTCTTTATTGTTCAGTTGATTTCGGTGACTTGTCGGATGCATCCCAATCCCAACCGATTTCGTCAGGATCGACCTTGGCCAGTAGCTCCGGCAGATAATCCTGGCGCTCTAAACCCACATCGGCTCCCCAATCTGTTTCACCTAGTGACGTGGCATTGGGGTCACACTGAGCCAGCAGTTCTTCCAGCGTGTAGCGCGGCTGACCATTCAGTTTTACGCGAGCACGTTCTACATCATCCAACGCAGCTTTCAGCAGCGCCGGATCACCATCTTCAAGGGCTGCCTGCAGATAGGCAACCATATCGGCCTCAATGGCCAAGCAGTCAACCGCATCAAAGCAGCTCCATTGTTCGGTTCTCTTCATTTCGTCCTCCTGCACCCTTTATTGCGCATAATGCGACGTTTTGTTAAATGCCCATCCGAAACCCGCCGATAAGCCACTCCACGCAATTTTGCTGGTTTATCAGGTATTTACTTGGATGGAACGAGAGTTGACCAAAAACTTCATTTTTCGTTGGTTTGAGTGCGGTTTATCAATTGAAGAGACGGCCAATCTTTGTTTTGTTTCTGTGAGGCAGGTCACATATTGGGATAAGGGCAAAGAGATCCCACCTGCTTATAAACGGCTTATGCGTATGGCTTCGGGTAGGGAGTTGCCCACTATCTGGAAGGAATGGGAAGGCTGGCGAATGAAGAATGATTGCCTTGTCTCACCGACAGGAGTCACCTACGACAGGAGAAGGCTGGAGGCTATAGCCATCATCCAAGCGGAGAGATCCGAACGGCAGATGGAAGCCTTCTACTGGAGGAAAAAGCTAGGCGTGATGTGATGTTTGGGGGCTGCGGCCCCCATTTTGTTGGGTTGATAGAAAAGACATATGTCGGCGCGTAGCGCCGCAAAAGCTGGAGGCTGCGCCCCCCGCGCTTTAGTAAGAGCGCCCCTGCTCTAAACACTCGCCCGAGTGGGCCTGAGCCAAGAGGTTGCCCGTATGGCCCCACCATAGAGGCTGGAAGGGTTCCGAGAGGGTAGGGGATGGGGTAGAATTCCCCCCGTATTACTACACGGGGGGGGAGACACAATGAATCGCAACGGTGAAATATTATACAAATACTATGATAACTTACCCATAAGTTATTTTGATAATCCAAATCTAAAACTATCTCCACCTGAAACGCTGAATGATCCTTTTGAATCAATTATACCTAATGACCTAAAATCACTAACTATAAACGATGTTATTGAAAAATATGAATTAAATTTAACAAAAGATGGAAAAAAAAGAGACAGCACGCCAGCACAACTTTTAAATGATATGGGTTACCTTGGAATGGTGAGACGAATAGGGATAATATCTCTATCCGAAACATCTAGAAATCTATTAATGTGGGCTCATTATGCAAATAACCATGAGGGATTTTGCATTGGCTACGATAGTGAACTATTTAAAGAAGAAACGTCAAGTGACGAGCAGCTTCCAATATCTACCTCTGCGGTTAAGATGAAGTATAATAATTGTCGATTTGATTTTACTAATACCTCTATCGACATAAGCAAAAACCATAATGACAAGCTTAAGTCTATTCTATTTCATGTTCTTACAACAAAAAGTGATGAGTGGATATATGAAAAAGAATATAGAATTATACTTCCACTAAAAAATTGTGACGATGTTATTTATTTAGGGAGTAATGAGAACACAAAAAAAGACATCTCATTATTTCAACCTAATAATTATCAGGGATCATACGTTGAAATATCGAACAAAAAGGATTTCATGTTCACGAAGAGAATAAGTAAGAAATCAATTAAAAGCATCCATTTTGGGTGCAGAATAGACATGAAAACAGAAAATCACATTATAGACAAAATATTAAGTGATGACGAATACAAGCATGTTTTATTATACAAGTACGAACCCAATCCAAATAGGTTTGAGCTAGAGAACAAATGCTTCAATTATGCTCTCAGAAATAAAAATCCTCTTGCGCTGTAGCGTTCACTTCCCTCAGTACCGGAAAGCCTTAAAAGCCGGTTTAGCAGGGAAGGGGGGGCTCCAGTCTCGGGTCAATATGGGCGTGTTCCGCCGCGAGGCTTTTGGAGGTCAAATAGACAGCAGGGGGCGGCTTGTAGGGGCTACCGCCCCTGTTCTTTGTGGCATTAACATCCATATTTAACATAAATATCCGCGTTACGCAGTTAGCATAAAACTGCCGCGCTATCGCTTGCCCGCCAGCTCTGAAGTACAGCGAAAAGATGCTGTACTTCAGAGCCGGCTCTAATTATGTCCGGTCATCACTTGGTTTGTTTTTGGTATCACCGCCAGCAAAGAGGGCTGCATTGTATTTACGGCGTAGGGCGTCACCTTCTGGATCACAATAAACGTCAACAGGCTTGCCCTGATACTTCACTACGGCATGGCAGGCGCTCATAGCGTCCACACTGGCCAGTTGATCCGGCCAGTCGTCACTGTAAACGGGTTGCACATCATCACCCTTGCGCAGGGCAAAACAATACTCGACCCGATATGATCCCCGTTCATCCTTTACCAACACATGGCAACTGATGATCAGTTTGTGTCCCGCGAACGGGCCTACAGAAAGAACCCCGCTATCAGACGCAACAGGAGCGCCGCTAGGACGTACCCCAGCAGTGGGCGAAGCACCCACCGCCCCAGAAGTCGCAGCAGCGGCAGGAGAGGGCGCAGGGGCCTTACTAGGCTTATCAATAAATTCCGGCTTGATGAGGCCAAAATAGAGACAGAATCCAATAACACCCAGAAAAAACAGAATTTTAGGATCTCGCAGAATCGAGCTACCCGCGATTGTATCCGTGACTTGGCCTGTTGTAGTTGAGTCGTAGAGCTTGAAAACATAGTTGGGCACCTTGTTGAATGGCTTGGCCTGCAATACATCGGACATGGATGCGCCGCTGTTGTCGGCCAGATGCAAGACCGTTTTATAGCGCTTCCCAAAGCCCAATAGCTTCATGTTGGTGTGTCTGATCGCCGTCTCTGACGCGGCCCTGATCACGGCGTGAACCTTTTTGATGTTCGGGGTGGTAAAGACGAAATCCCAGTTGTGGTGACGGTGCATATCAAAGGCAACGTCTATGGTTTCCGGTCGCCCGTCAGCCTTGGCGACTTCCGGCCCACCCGGATAATCGAGTCGGTCTAGGTCGCTCTGGCGCCATGCAGGCGGAAAGATCCGCTGCACTTCATCGACCAGAAAGAACACCCCCTTCGGTGCCCAGTGGTAGAAGCGGGCCAAGTGGTCGCGGCCCTCTTGGGCTTCCGTGTCGATGTAAGTCACCTTGAACTCATCGGGCACAGCCTTACCCAGTACCTCTTTGCAGCGTTCGGCGGTGAACCCGCGAACGTTGGTGATGATGTGGCGGCCTGCCTTGATGGCGGGGATCACATCGGTGTGGATAGCCCCTGATGATTTGTAAGAGCCTGGCGCCCCGTGGTGGATCTTGATGGACATTTACCACCCCATGATGTTCAGCAGGAAGCGGGTAACGAAGGCTTGCGTCAGGATGGCGAGCCCCTTATCCAGATGGATAAAGAGCAGCATCGAGCGAAAGTCGGCGGGGAGGGCATTAAAGGATTGGGAGATCATTTCACTAAAGTGAACGTTCACCAAAATTTGCTTGGCAACGTCCCATGTGAAGGTGAGCATAAACAATTTAAACTCTACCCATTGCACCGCCATTCTGATTGCCAGCCATGCACCGAACTGCACAGCCAGTTGATATATATCGTTGAAGAACGAATTAAAGAACTCACCAAGCCATTCCATGACGTGTTACCTCTTAAATACAATTGCGAACGCAATGAAGTAGAAAATAAACATCATCAGCGCGGCGATGATGTTCCAATATTCTTTTGCAGGTGGACAAACGCGATAGTCTTTTCCGCCGTAAGTGAAAAAGTCGAAGCACTCCATAACCCCAGCAGAGCCGGAAAGCTGAAAATCAAAAATATCCCTGACTTCATCGCCAATATCTTTGTATTTGTCAGAGATGGCCTTGTTTGCCTCATCCAGTTTCTTTTGAATGGCTGCAACATCAAAGAAACAGTCATTACCAGAACATGCAGAAGAATACTTAGCCTCTTTCACAGAAAGCGGGTTGTCCCCAGAGCCTGGCAGCTTGGAGTAATCAATACTGGAACCATCACCACCAGAGCCACCGCCAGCCTCGCCGGATGCCAGCTGACGCTGCAACTCATAGAAAGCCTGCAACAGATCACCAGAGTTATTGGCAGTCGTGCCGCCTGTTCTGCTTATATTGTCGTTGATAGCCTCAAGCATATTGAACAGCTGTTCTTGATTGGGCGAACCAGTAGAGCCGCCAGTAGAACCACCGCCCGTTGAGCCACCACCAGAAGAACCTGACGACATTTGCTCCATCAGCTGACGTATGGCGTAAACATTACCGGCCATGCCATTACGACCTAAAGCACCTTCAATAGCAGCCAAATGGCCTTTAACATCGCTCATCTTGAAATCTATGTTATTCAAAGAGCCATAACGCATGGAATCCAAAGTGCCAAAAAGTTTGTCCTCGAATTCCTTTGATAAATTGCCACCTGTACCAGTCGCACCTGAAGCAGCCCCAGAGGAAGAATCAAGTTTACTGATCTTCTCTAAATAATCATTGGATGTATTAATACGACCCATGATATCCATGAGGGTATTTTTTGAATAAAATGTTTCGTTAGCTGTTCGTTCAAGATGATAAAGCGCAGTTTTCATATCCCGAGAAAATGACTCGGCACTATGAGCAATAGAATTAAGATTGCCAGAATCCTGTTTAGAACCTTCAACAACCTGACGCAGAGCAACACCAAGGTTTTTATTTAGTTTAGCAACAGCCCCCGAAACAGATGTTCCGGTGGCATCACCAATAACTGGTTCAAAATCAAGCCAGCCAGCAATCGGTTTAGTGCCAGAAGGGCCTTCATCTGGCGTATTGCCACTGCCATCTGAATCGCCGTTGCCACTACCATTCTCGGTAATACTGCAAGCCGTTCCGGTAGTCTCTACTGGCCCCTTGGTATTTGCCAGCGGCAACTCTACACACACACCATTACAAGCAACCAAACAGCCACCAAGCTGAGAGCCTTCAAATTTAAGACAAACAGGCAATGGAGTTGCCATCGTGACGTTACCCAATTGCACACCGACAGGACAACCCGCAATAGCAAATGCTGCCGATGGAAATAACAGTAAAAGCCAACCTAAGCGCACACAGCCCCCAATATAAAAAAGGCGACCGGAGCCGCCTTAAATAGAGAAGGATGTTCGCCATCCCTCGACAAAGAACAAAAACCAGAGCGTCCCGATAAGCAGGGACATGGTTTAGGCTTTACGGATCAGGGAAATAACGATACCTGTAGCGGTCACCAGTGCGACAACCAGCAACACCTTGGGAGAGGTGGCAGTTACGTCAGCCTGTGCGGCCTCCATCGCTTTACCTGCTGCATCAGCAAGTCCGGTTCCCTCGGCCATTGCCGCATTGGCAGACAGACCACACACAGCCGCAATGCAAGCATTACGGAACAAGCCTGATACTTTTTTCATTATTTTATCCTCGTTTTGCACCAACAATTACACGGGCAATCGCGCCCAATTTTACGCCCAAGACCCAGACAGCAAGGCCAGAGCCAAAGGCAATCCCCACAGTGGATATATCGAACTGGAACCAGTTTGATATATCCGTGAGTCTGGAATGCTCCTGAACAGTCAGGAGCACATATTTACAAGCATCCCCCTCGGATAATCGAGCATATCCCTCGGAGGTAATATCTAGACAAAGCATTATCGCGCCCTCGTCGTCGCTCGCTGCGCGCTCTCGCTCCTCCTCCTCGGTGCGCGGCAGTTATACCGGCTTTTTGTTAGGCTGGAAGCCAACAACCACATTTCGGGTCGGATTCTGGGGATCGGCTTCAAGCACAAGATCAATGGCAACCAACTTGGGGCAGTCAGCCATTTCTTTGATAGTTGCCGCATCATTACGAAGGGCCAGTTGGCGAACTTCATAACCCCATGAGTGGATATTGCACTCGGGTTTGTTGACGTTATTTGCCGGAGCCAAATATTCCACTTGCGCGAAGTCATAAGGGACAGGAGCGCCAGATTTACGGGACACACCATAACCATGAGTAACACGAGTTACCAAAACACCAGTGAGCAGGGACATAATATTTACCTCGTTGAAGAACCTGATTTATAGGTCAAACTAAACAATGTTCACCCGATATAAACTCGGGTGGTAGCGGCATTCTTAACCGCGCTGGAATATCATCTTCTTTAAGATGCGCTGTTAATTGGTGAACAATCGTTTCAGGGGCGAGCCCCTCAACACTTGCTAACCAATTAACAAGGCGGCCCGCCATCCGAGACATATGAAAAACTGCATTGTCCCGACTGGTCTTGAACTTGTTTTTAAACGTGGTCACACGTACCGGAACAGATTCCGACTGCTTAATAGCATCAAGCCATTTAGCAAATTGCGGATACATCCCAGCGAAATAGGGATCAGGATTGATCAATACATCAAGCGGTATTATCCGGTCTTTATTGTGTAACTCGCCTTCGGCGCGTACCCAATTTGGGTTCTCTGCCGATTGCATTTGTTTACCCTTTTCGTATACCCGAGCACATTTACCGTTGATCCGGCTGCCCACATAAAAAGAACAGCCCTTGGTCGGTGCCATGCCAAACCGCTTTACGATGCCCTTGGCAATCTCGGATATGACGAACTCACCGGATTCGATTTTCATCCACGCCGGAGCACGGCCCCGCTCTGGGTGAAACTCGCCAGCCTGAGCGCCATCAATGGCCCCCTGATAACTGATCACCTCACCGCTGTAGTCATCGAGCGCCAAATCCACCCGAGTGATACGAACAGACGGAATGTGAGAGATAACAGAGTGCAAAGCCTGCATATCGAGGGCGGCACAACCCACGCCGGAAAAACTCACCATGCAACCGTGGTTGGCAGCACCCCAACCAATCAGGCCACAGGGGAGGCCATCACACAGCAGGTCGGCAGAGTTGGCATACCCATGCAGACCGGAGCGGCGAGGGCGCATTGTGAAACGAGGCTCGGGGATAGGCACCCCGATCTTGGTGTTCAGCTCTTCCAGCCACAGCTCGATCTCGGAACAGCAGAGGGCATCGAGAAATTGCACCCCGTAGCAGTCGATCAAATCGTTATAGGCTTCCCAATACTTGGCACCCTCGACCACCTCGAACTGGGAGAACTTGAGCAGGGAGGCGCAGACAGCTTTCAGCTCTTTGCGCATATCGGCCCGAGAACGGTAGTTAGAGTGCAAGGCCCGCTCCATCATTTCAGTCATGGAAGGGGTAAAGACGGGGGCAGGGGACTTGACCACACCCTTTAGGCTCAACCGCTCGGTGGCCTTGTCGTAGACACGTGCCGCAGTAGGGGCAGGGGTTGCGCCCAACCGCTGCGCCTTATCACAGAGCCGCTCTGACACCTTGTCGAAGTGGGTGAGGGGAGCGAAACCGACCGGACGCTTCCACAGGTAACGCAGACCCTCGACAGCAGGCTCAGAGAACGCTGCTTGCAGGGCTTTTACCTTGGTGTCAAAGCGCGGGATAGCCTTCAAGAGCGCACCTTGCTTGGCAAGCTCGGTCATCTGGCGCAACTCGGTCGGCGCCCAGGTGAAGGACAGATAATCGATCAGGGTTTTGGTGCCGATAACGCTATTTATCGGCATCACGGAATTATGACCAGTCATCGAAAAAGACTCCCTGATCATAGAAACCTTGCCATGTGTCCTCGGTCACTTCGACCAGCTCGAACACGGTATCGGGGTACGTCATGGACAGATAGACCCGCAGCTCATGCAGATCCCGAAACATCTCGACCTGACCCGCGATGCAGGCGGAGAGATCGCCAGTCGGTTCAGCCTGCCAATAAACCTTTCGCTCAATGAGAGCAGGCAGATCAAGGTTTTGTGGGCTAAAGTGGGTCATAGGTAGATAAGATTTATTATGAACTGACTGGATTGAATCAGATCTAAATCTAACTAACAACGGGTGACTTTTAGCCCAAATAAGTGTGTGATATGCCCACTGAAGCAAGCGAGGAAACAGCAAAATGGACTCAAAAGCCCTGATTCAGGCGTACATGAGAACCAAAAAGCTCACCCAGTATCAGCAAGTCGCTGCTGAGCTTGGTTTTACCAAGTCGCACATATCCAGTTTGACCACTGGTAAGGTGCAACTCACTGATGCAACAGCAAAAAAGATTGCCGAGGAAATCGGCCTAGACGTTGAGGAAGTGCTGTTAAGCCTTGCCGCCGTCAGGGAGACAGATCCCGAGATAAAGCAGGCTTGGTACAACATTCTTGCGAAGTACACAAAAGGTACAGGCACGGCTGTAGCCCTTGCGGTTGCTATGTTCCTGACCCCCAGCCACGGGCCAGACAACACTGCGCATAATGTATATTATGTTAAATTAGATATCTTGTTTCCTGTCACCACTAATTGA